ATTGGTGGACTCATCGCCTTGAAAAACATAGCTTCACAGGAGGAGGAGACACCAGAGGAGAAGAAGATACGTGCAGCGAAGAACAGTAGCAAGTAGTTATACACTACTTGACAAGTGAAATAGTGTTATAATCAAATTATCAGAGTAACCATCTCTCAAAATGGAAAATGAAGAACTGGACGGTCAGGAAGTCCTTGAAACCCCTGAAGAAGTAGCTGAGGAAGCCGAAGAGGAGACTCCTGAGGCAGACGAGGCTGAAACTCTCCGTAAGGAGAAGGCAGAACTTGAAGCAAAGAACAAGCAATTGTTTGAGCGCGTCAAGAAAGCCGAAAAGAAAGATGAACCTTCCATTGAATTAACCGCAAAGGATGCCTTAACGCTAGCGAAAGCTAACATAAGTGAGGATGATGTAGACGAGCTACTCCAGTACGCCAACTTCAAGAAGATGAGCGTATCAGAGGCTCTAGCAGACCCCGTCATGAAGGGCATTATTGCGACCAAAGAAGAGCAACGAAGAACCGCTGAAGCCACGATTAGTCGTGGAGGCGCAAGGGGTTCTAGCGTTACGCCTGAAGACCATCTACGCAAGGCAGAACTCACAGGAGAAATCACCGACATAGATGCAATCACTCGTGCGCGAATGGATAGACGAATTGCACAAGCAAAACGCTAGCCAATCAGGTGGGATACAAACTATCCCTTAAATAATGGCTAATACACTCAGTACATACACACTCCGTGATAAGTACTTCAAATCAACTCTTCAGACACAGCTCCGAAACGCGCTTGTGGCTGAGAAAATCTGTAAGGTAGACCGTTCTGACCTCAAGCGAATTCAGAACCCTTACATCACACAGCAGACTGCTGCTATTCAGGCTGTAGCTGGAACATACTCTGTTTCTGCTATGACCACTACCGATGACGCTCTCACCGTAACTGATGAGGTAGTATTCGGTACTCACGTATACGACTTTGAGACTCTTACATCAGAGTTCAACCTAACGGCTGACTTCCTTGATGACCTCTCATACTCTGTACTTGCAGGAGTAGACAGCTTTGTGCTTAACAACCTCTGTGAAGATGGAACTGGTGCATATACCACTCCAGCAGGAGGTTTCACCACCGCAGCAAACATACCAGTTATCATGTCTAACCTTCTTTCAAAGGTTGCAGGATACCAGGGTAACCAGGGTGGACAGTTCCTCGTTATTGAGAACACAGACATCGTAGGATTCGCACAGGCTCAGGCTTCTTCAGGATTCTCATACGCTGACTCTGCACTCAACAACGGATTCATGACTAACTACATGGGTGTAGACATCTACGTAGTTCGCGCAGGAACATTCGTATCAGCAACTATCGGTTCTACAACCGTTAGCAACTCAGGACACCGTGTATTCGGAGTCAAGGGTGTCTCTATGTACGCTTCACCTCGTGGAGTTCGTTACGAAGAGAAGGGTGTTTCAGGTAAGACTGGTAAGGAAATCGTAGCGGTAGCTCTCGTTGGCTTCAAGCTCTGGACTCCAAACGCAAGTCTTGTCGTAGACATCACACTCGCCTAGTAGATTATCAGCTCACATTTGTGGGCTGAACGGGCGAGCGATTCCCACCTGAGTCGCTCCCCCGCCTCAGCTCACAAATACATGAAACTATGAAAGACAAGGCAAGCAAAGAAGTAAAGGAAGTAATCGTAGAGGAAGCACCAGTAGAAATCCCTGTATCTGACAAAGGACGCAAGGCTCGCTGGGAGGCTCACCTAGACCTTTACAAGGCACGTAACCCTGTAAAGTTCGCAACCAAGGAAGCAAACGGAGAGTTCAAGGACATTCCCGCTTCTTTCAAGTAATTATTAAGTAGCCCAATCACTAATGGATATTCTAAAATCAGTACTGGTTTCAGCGATTGTGGCAGGAGTAGTTGTTGGTGGATATTCTCTTGTCTCACCAAAGGCAGCACCAATGTTCGGTGCTCTCTCTGGCCCTGATATTCCATCTCTATACTTGAAGTGGGGTGGAGGTAATGGTGTACGTGTTATTCCTACGGGACGCGCACTTGCAACAGCAACGACTACGGTCTGTGCTATCCAGTCTCCAAACGCTACAAGTACTCTACGATGGGCAGGAGTAAAGTTTGACGTAAGTTCAACAACTGCCTCAACAATCACTCTCGCTAAGTCAGCAACAGCTTTCGCTACAACTACTCAAATTGGTGAGACAGTTGCAGTAGCAGCTAACGCACAGGCTTTCGTTCTAGCGACATCAACCGCAGCTCAGGTAATCGCACAGACTACTGTGTTTGCACCTAGTCAGTGGTTCGTTGTCTCTATGACAGGAGGTACAGGTACATTCTCCCCAACAGGAGCATGTCAGGCTACCTTTGAAGAGTTCCCTACTATCTAAGTAGTCCCAGCTTGGGCTGGGGAGAGTCTACAAATCATTGCGGATTCTCGTATAGCCCAACTAATTAAAAACAAACACTATGGCATCAGCAGACAATGTAAAGTACCTCAACGGGACAACAAGCCAGGCAGTGAAATCAACTGCTGGAGCACTCTATGGAATTATCGTAAACTCAAACACTTCAGGTACGATAAAACTGTGGGACAACACAAGTGCAGCGACCACTGTACTACTCAACACGTTCACACCACCAACAGGGACATCACAGGTGTATGTGTTCCCAATGGGAATATCGTTTAACACTGGTCTATTCATTACGGTAGGTGGAACGATTGACTACACCGTTCTCTACTTCTAACTTATGTCCTTAGTATTCTCTGACACCAGCACGAATAAAGGAATCGTACAGTTGTACGAGCGTGAGTGTGGTTTTGACCTAGGTACTATCTCAGGCAACACAGAGAAGCTAAAGAATCTAACAGCAGACGTAAACCTCGCACTAGACGATTTTACGGAGCTTGCTATTAAGACAGGAGGCACATGGCAGTGGGACGATAGTAGCCACACAGACTATCCAATCATCACCACAGATCTTGTTTCAGGGCAACGAGACTACACATTCACCACAGACGGAAGCGGAAACCTTATCCTAGACATCTACAAGGTGCTGGTAGCGGACGCAAGTGGCAACTATACGGAAATCAAGCCAGTGGATGTGCAGAGCCAGGAGGACACTTCTTCATTCACTGACGGGCAGAACAATGGAGGAACACCGACACGCTACGACAAGACGGCTAACGGGTTCTTCCTAGACCTTATCCCGAACTACAACTATACGAATGGACTAAAGGTGTATATCAACCGTGAAGCCTCATACTTCACCTACACAGATACCACGAAGAAGCCAGGAGTGCCTGGTATCTTCCACAAATACTTCTACCTAAAGCCAGCCTCTGATTATGCTCGGAGAAATTCTCTTGCGAATAAAAATGACCTGGCAGATGAGGTAATGAAAATGGAGGGGAACGAGCGTCTAGGTATAGACGGTTCTATTAAAGAATACTTCTCTGCTCGCCCAAAGGATGAGCGTCCTCGCATTATCCCCGCTAAGCAAAATAACAAATAACCTATGGCTACTAGTACACTTTACAATTCATTCAAGACGAAGCTCATTGACTCGTCTACCAAGATTAACTTCGCCTCAGACACCATTAAGGTGGCTCTGGTAACAAGCTCATACACACCAAACATTGACACCCACGACTTCTGGGACGATGTGTCTGCTAACGAGGCTTCAGGAACAGGCTACACCGCAGGAGGTGCAACAATCGCTAACCCTGCCGTAACCACAGACACCACAAACGATAAGGGTAAGTTTGATGGAGATGATGTTGTGTGGACAATCTCTAGCGCACTCTCAGCGCGATACGCAGTAATGTATAAATCTACAGGAACAGCAAGTACCTCACCACTGATTGGATACATTGATTTCGGTTCTACTTATGCAATTTCAGCAGGGACGCTAACCATAACATGGAGTGCTAACGGTGTACTAACTATTGCATAACAATGGCTCAGGTTACTTTTGTAGCAACAGCAGGAAACACCTCACAAACAGGTACTTCAATGGTAATAAATAAGCCTACTGGAACAGTAGACGGTGACTTGATGATTGCCTACTTCTCGGCGGCAGTTTCAGGTAATACTATGACAACCCTTGCTGGCTGGACTGCAATAAGTCAGTTGAATACCAACGACCAATCACACTTTTTCTACAAAGTCGCTTCGTCTGAAGGCTCAAATTATACTTGGAGCCATTGGAACGCCAATAACAACGCAATTATTGGCACTATATGTACATTTAGAAATACTGCACAGACCTCGCCATACGAGATTGTTACAGCATACGACAGTGTAAGTGACACTACCGCGACAGGTTCAGAAATGACACCAGCTACGGCACCAGACACTCTTATGTGTATGTTTGTCGCCTCTTATTACAATGGTTCCACCTCAGTATCTGGATATGCTATTGCAAACAACAACCCAACATGGACAGAAGTATATGACACAAATGCATATGACACATCTGGTTCAGACAACACACAGTCCATGGCATATGGTCTATATCCATATACGACAACCACAGGCACTCCTACAGCTACACTAGCAAATGCAGGGACAGCGCGAGTAACATTACTACTTATACGTCCAGTAGGATATTCTTTCGCACCTAATGTACTGACAGGTACAGTAGCTGTAAACAATACAGGAGTAAATACAGGTATATCGGTAGACGCACTATCACTAACAGGCACACTCTCCGCAACCGTAGCAACAGGCGTAGCAAAGTTCACTAACCTAGTAAAGAGTGCCACTACTTGGATTAACCAATCAAAGTCATGACCCCTGAACAAGCACGAAAACTAGAGGAGGTATATCAGTGGGTACAAGACCGCAAGGTTATTCAGCTTACTACCCCTGTAGACGATATTTCTAAGGCAAACATAGGTGCGTTGGTCTATGTCTCCCCTGGTTCAACCACCAAGACACAAAGCGTTGCGGTATCCTCCACACCAACAAACATAAACGTACCAGCAGCGTACGCAAAGACTGTGGTGGTTAGTCTTAATGGTGTTCAATACGAACTACCTTCACTTATATGAGTTACAAACTACCTCTCAACAACGGCAAGTGGAGTGTGGGAATGGACGGCTTCGCTGATATTATACAGACCCGCAACCTTAACCTAGATAAGACAGGCACTATTCAAGTGGCTCAGCAGCCTATTGTTCTCTATACCTCTACAGAGGATAGCGATTTCGGGAAAGTAAAAGCAATAGTAAACGATTACGTCATTACTACAGGTAACGTATTCAAACTAGACCCAACACTCGGTACGATGACCGAACAGACTACGACCAGTA